CGGTCTAACTAATGACCCGCTTTACATTAGTACTCTATCAGAGAGCGGCTGGATTTTGTTGTTTTTCCTTTTTTAGGACGTGGATATTTTCTCGTTACCCCTCGAAGGGCTTTAATAGTAGTAAGTAATCCTTGATCTTCTGTGTCATACTGATGAGTATGATAAGAAAGGATGGATGAAAGCTCTAGAAGTCTGGAAAGATGACGGTACTGATCAGATTTGGCAGCGTTAGTTGGTAATTCCGACAATGCTGACCACATCATCGTACTGAAGTCAGGGATAATAGGGAGGTCCATATAAAGTTCTGCAACCTTAATCAATAACTGCGCTGATTCAGCAGCAGTTGGTGATGGGTTGTCGAACCAGTCTTTTGTAACTTCGTCTACTTGATCTTCGATCTCGTAGATCTTTTCTCTCGCATCCTTAAGATACCCATATTCTGGGTGATTAAGGAAGTGATTTAATGGAATAGAATCCAAAGCCCCCTGGAAGAAGCTAAACATTAACGCGTCTTCTAAACGAGTCAAAGATAACTCTGAGGCTTCAATTCCGGCTGAGATTAAAACTCGAAGGAGATTGTATGCTAAAAGATCTGTTACCCCATCTGTTACAATGCTGATACCAGCTCTAAAAGCACCAGCCAGCTGTAAAACCTTTTTACCCGTAGTTAAAACTGCGGCTAAAGGCTCAACAGACACTGTGGTCACGCCAAAAGCACGAAAAGTTCGCGCTGATGGATACCAAAACAGGGCTAATGCCATACGAGCTACCTCGTTCATCTTTCTTGTTCGATCCTCGACACGATTTTTGATCTGTATCGAATATCGCTGAAAAGGGAAGAATAATCTTACGATCCCGTTAACTGATAATTGACTTGAAAAATATCTAGACATCATACGTACAACCATTTCTAATCGCATGTATGGAGAAGTAATATTGAATTCCTCTTTCAAGGAAACAGGAGAAATGTTTTCTTTTCCTATGTAGGTTTGATTAGCAAAATTGAGCACCTGATTAGTTTCAGATACATAAGATTTTGCAAGTCCGATGGAGATGTGAAAAGATTTACAGATTTGAAGATAATTTTCTGCTACCAGACGATTGCAGATGACAACGTCATCTCCAAGAATCCGGTAACGGCCAAAAGTCATTGGTGAGTACCCGCATCTAAAAGCTGCGAACTGCACCAAAACGTGATGTAAAATAGCTAGAGAAGACCAAGATGAAAGAGCACCCATAGGTTGCCCGACTGTATAACGAACTTTCCCCGCCGAAACATGCTTAAAGGATCCGTCAGGATCTTTCGGTCCTTTCGGGATGTGATAGTCACGATTGACTAACAAGTTCATCCAGAGCTGGGCAAGGTTCTCTCCCCAAATACATCCGAACAGGATGATATAAAGGGTTTGAGGAATCAAGTCCGTCGCGGCTTTTAAATCATAAGAGTAGCAAGGGAGGTTGTATTTAACAACTTCCTCTACTAAAGATTTGAGAGAAGCTTCCTGGTCGAAAGTTGCGTCCATAGGGGTCAGGATTTTCAACAAACCGAATATCCAGTCATGAACTGGTTTTAAGGCTCGTTGGGTCCACCCATCAACTATGGCAAAGACTCGAACTTTACCTGCTGCTTCAATTTTGGAGCACAGGCGTCCGACGATAGGAATGACCATTGACTTCATAGTGTAAATAATTTCAGGCAAGCCTCGACGAACATCGAAAAAGGTGTTCCGAGTTAAGTCTGGATTAGTCTCTTTCCCCGCGTCTAATCCCCTTACGGAGATTAAGGCGGCTCGAAACATTTCTAACCAAAAATCGTAAGATAGATGGTCTTGATTTGCGACGAACCAATGAAGGATATAATTAGGATATGATCCGAATGCCCAATAAAGGGTATCGTATATCATATTCTGTCCAGATGTTGGGCGGAGTGGAGATGCACTTGGACAAGATGTGAAAGACATGTAAGGTGCAATGTATCGGAAGGAGAACGCGTTTTTAGCGTGATCCCACACGGAAGCTGGTTTTACAACCTCAGGATGATGTAATTCTAGAAAAGCCCAGAACTCAATACAGAATGCTTTGAATTCAATAAGAATTTGAGGTAGGATGTGGCGAGGAGGTGCTTGAACAGTATCTAGAGAAGCTTTGTTTGAGTTCGTCTGAATTCCTTTATAGGAACCTAAGACAGAAAGAATAAATCTGATCTGCCAAATTTTCCGTTCTCTGATATAACGTCTCCATTGTAATGGTAACCATTTCGGTAAACCAGAACGATCCAGAGCTACCCCGTGCCCTAAGGCCCAGGGATCTGGTCTTGGCATTCCTGCCAAGTATTGGACGACGTAAATAAAAGAGATTTTCAATCTTAAACATAATCCTAGAGGACCATTTTTCCGATAAAACAGACACAGGCGATCAATGAAGACTAGAATATGAGAATCTCGAGGGATTTTGAGAATAGATCCTCCCATCCAAAAGCTTAGTGTTTTACACCAAGCTTTGAACAGGGGTCGGATATTACTATCCGACAGCAAGATCAATGTTTCAGTATCCATAGAAAAACCTTTAGTAAATGAGTGAAGGAATTGCACAAAGTTTGTGCTGTTCATTTTACCATTGAAGGGGGTTATGCTAGGACTATCACTAGGACAGTTTGCAGAAGGACGTGAAGAGGAAGGCGTAGCTAAGACGATGACATTCATCTCTTGGGTCGCTGCAACTCTGATATGTACTTTAAACTCACGAGGAGTAAGATACAGAATATCTTTCGAATCGTACGGGTTTACGACCGCGTAGGATCCTGATTCTACCGTATCCCAGTTTACCTGGGTAAACAGCGGGTGCCCAATTGAATCCAGTAACCGAGAAGATGAAAAGAATGATCTAATATAAAATTTTCTCATTGTTTTTAACTTGTTATAGTGTTTATGAAGGGTGGATTTTCCTCCTGGTTATGAACATTTGTAACGTTTCTGTTCAGTTGAACTGTACTAATAAGGAATAAGAAAAAGGATTTTTCAAGGGTGAAGTCATTTCAGCTCTTCTTTCGAGAAGTAGACCGAGTGACCAACTCTCAAAGTTCTGGCTCTTATACTCAATATTGAGCTTTCAAGACCATCATATCATAGGAATTATCTGGTTTATAAGACTATGCACAGTATAGATTTCACCTTCAGTTGAAGTTTATGCTTTACGCTACACTGCTTTAATTCCTCCCAAGCTTCCCGAAGTTGTTCTATCTTACGATAGGCAATTATGAGGGTTGGTGATAAGTCAACCTAATAAGTTAGACGAAACACCTTTCAATATTTCATCTTTCTCATATTTCTCTCATATATGCACTGGTTACAGTTTCCCTTCGTTTGTACAATATGGTCGTCGCTAATAATTTTTAAGCTCGATTTCCCTTCTTTTTCCAGAAAGGCTATGAAGGTACCTTAGCGAAAGCTGAGGCTACACCGGTTTCAAACCCGG